TATAGACTTCTATGCACTTTTTCTTGCCTGGCACAATGAAGTCTGGACTGATAGGACCATCTTCGCTCTGTAGCCACACTTTACCTGCTGACCAACGGGCACCAACACCGTTTATTTCAAACAGGTCTTGATAAGACTTTTCGATGGAAGTTGGCTGATGCCAGTCTATACTGGCCATACCTTCTTTCCAACATTGCACATATCCAGGATCAGCCCATTTCTTTTTGGCGGCCTGAGACTGTTTGTATTTTCTCGTGACAGGATCTTTGCAGACGAATCCAGGCTGATTCTGTGGCAGCACTGAATGATCGAATGTTTCATTCCATTTTTTCATGCGCAGGCTGTTGTTTTCTTTCAGCCAGGATCGATGCCTGACATTGGTCAGTTTCCTGAGTTCGTGCTCGGTGATTTCATAGAGTTCTTGTCCGGGCACCAACATCTGTGCTTCTATGGGTTTGTTGTCAGCGGTCCAAAAAATATGTTCCTTGGTGCAGATCAAACGGAAAGAACTCGCGGTGATATTTTTCCTGCTGGTTTCTCTTTGCAATTCAACCACCAAAAGATCTTCCACGGGTACCGAATGCTTGATGATGTTTTTGATTTTCTGATTAATTATGATCTCACCATTCCAGGCCAGCACTTCATCACCAACCCTGAGATCTTTAATTTTTTTAACACAAGTGGGCGTGTTAATCAGTGCGTTGCTGGTCAGGCAACCATAAGTCTTAAATTTCGCATCCGTAATGATACCATCATCATTTACTTTTATCTGTAGTTTCATTACATCTCCGCATGCCGGGGCTCCCACCATACCTGTGCCCACTTGCGGGTCCTCCTTGGCGAATGATCCTACATTTCTTGGGTTTTCATAATGGTCAATGACTTTATCTGAATAGGCCATTGTGTTCTCCTAATACTTTGTTTACTGTCTCTTCTGGTTGAAAGCGATCAGTTGTGAGCGCCTCATGTTGGCTCCTTAACAAATGATCCTACATTTCTTGGATTTCATAGTGGTCGATCAACTGCGGACAATAACTCATATATTACTCTGATGTGGTTGTGTCAGCTTGCTTTTGAACTTCTTTTTTCCATAATGTCCAGGCACCATAAATCACTGCCACATAGGCAGCAACTTCGGCCAATGGTCCTAGTAATATAAAAGAGCCACCGGCTGCAATTAATATTGCTCCATCCCAACTGGTTCTTTCTTTGGCGCGGTCAATGATCCATTGTTTACCAATATGTAGAATATTCATAATTGCTCCTTGTTTTATGATCTTTTATTTGCTGCTCGTTTTGCAGCTTGTGACACAATTTTTTGTGCCTTATCAACAGGCATTGACGTAGGTAATTCATCACTGCCTTTGAACTGTATTTCTTGTTGAGATGGATCAACCGTTTGAATAATTTGATTCAATGGCGGTCGACTTGATAAATCTGCTAATTGCTCCGGAGTAAATGTAGTTCCAGTGACATCCTGTGCTAGTTCGATGAAACTTTTTAAACTTATCTTTTTAGGGCTAGCCGAATCGATTGATTGACCCAAGAGAAATTCCGATAATCCCACTAATTTACCAATGACCGGTTCGGTCACTTCATTGATTCTCATTATCTTCTTGCTCTGCCCAAATTAGGCCCTGCAGCCGGTTCTTGTTGTGGTTCGAGATCGATATCTGTTTGATCGATGTCAAGTTCAGCAGCAGGTTCAACTGGTGCCATATCTGGACTAGGCAAAGTGTCTAGTGTTTCTACTTGTCCAGTCACTACTCCTAATGCAGTTTCTAGTTGTTGTTTGGTCAATTGTAGATTCTGAACTAGACCCGCTAGAGCTTGTGTGGCATCTCTGTTAAACTGATTGCTTTGTTCGAGACCGATTTGATTTTTGATATTGTCCACTAATGCTGGCAAGTCTTTGAATTGTAATTCGCTGACATCTTCCAACATACCTTGAACTTGATCTACCATGTCTTGTGCTGCTAATACCACTTGAGCCTGTTGAACTTCGCTTTCCACAATCAATTGTGTTTGATCATTGAGATAGTCTGTGAGACTTTGCTCTATCATCAATAATTTCAAATATGAAGGATTCTTTTCACTGTGATGGAAACTTGAACTTTGTTTATAGTTTTCCAACAGTTGAGTGACTCGGGCCAATATATGTTGAGCTTGATCTTTACGTAGATTATCTATGGGCAGGCCTTGTTCAAAAAAACTTTCAAATACTCTACGGACTTGATGAGTTTTTTTATTTTCAGATAATTCAGTGAGTTTCATGATCGAATCCTTTTTTCTGTAAGTATTTAGCTTGATCTATCATTTTTTTCAATTGATATCTCGTGCTTTTTAGTCTAGCCAATTTGAAATCAAATTTATTGTTTAATAAATCTCGATGTTGTGATGTTTGATTTTTTCTCAAAAATTGTTTGGTTATTTCAATGTCATCAATTAATCGTCGCTGATCAAAACTAAAATTTGCGATGCTTTGGGCTAACTCAATTTGATTAAATTTGTCTGCAATACACCAAGCCAACGCCGATTTAGTGTCGACAAATTCTCCCACTGATTCCTGTCTTTTGTAGACCATAATATCGTTATACCCAAGCATTTCCAAACGATATTGTCCAAAAACATGATAGGTTTGACCTATGCGGTATATTATATTTTTTTCTAAGCGAATTTTTTCTTCGCTGATAAAGTCTAAGATTTTTTCTATCATTTAATTACGTAAGTGGATAACAAATATCCAATGGTTGCTACTAATAGTGCTATTACACCTACACCCCATTGAGTGATTTGATCATTGCGACGATTACTGATATCTACTACCGTGTCACGAACTTCTTTGATTATGGATTCCAATGAATTGATTTTTTCTTCGACATCGGCCAATTTGTGTTCGAGAAATCGATATCGTTCAGCACATAATTCCACGTGTGCTTCAAGACTTTTCTTTTCTATATCAGTTGTGTCTGCCATTGAATTTTACCAAAATATATCTTTTATTTATTTAAATTTCGATCAATTCAAACTCTATATTTTCGTCGGGTTTGATTATGTTGATCTCAACATCAGTTTCGTTGAGTCCCAGAATCATGGGTATACCTTGACAATGCTTTTTTAATAGCCCTAATTTGTCATTGTTGTGATCAAAAACCGATTGATATTCGATGTCAAAATCAAAAATCCAGGCTTTTTTGTCGATATTATATATGGGTTGAGTGACATTCAGTGGTTGTGTAAACAAACTGACCAATTGTATTAGAGATTCGAAATTTCTTTGTTGATTTCTTGCTTGATTCCATTGTTGTTCGTTGATGATTTTTTTACCAAATTTATCAATGATAGGTAATCGACCATCACGGTAATGTCCGGTAATACCAGTGGCAGTGCAATCGAATTTAGTAGTGACTCTGATTCTCATTGATTCAATATTTAAGGCCAAAAAAAAGCCCTGAAAAATTCAGGGCTAAATTTCCATATGGTGTTGAATTGCTATTAGGTTGTTAACTTAAATCCAACATTGGTGCAAGTGTCGAGCTGATTTACACCGGCCACTGTGGCCACGTTACCGGCAGCTAGAACTTGTGCTGTGGTAAATCCAGTGGGATAAAGAGCCACGCTCAGTGCAACAGTGTCAACTTGATAAATTGCCACAGTACCAATTTGCTGAATACCGCGGATGACGTTACCCACGAACTCATTGACACCTGTTTGTGCAATCATTGAGTTGGCAGCTACTAGACGGAAAAAGTCTAGTTTGGGACCTTGTGGTTGTGTTGGGGTAGCTGATGGATAATTGTCTGATGGTGCTACTGGACCATTTTGTGTGTCTAAGTTAAATACTGGTTGTGAATCACCATTAACGATTGTTACGATTGCCATTTTAAATCTCCTAAATGTTTGAGTAATTAAACTCTACATTTATTTACCAAAATGTCAAAAAATTTAAGTTTAGAGTTGAGATTTTGACAAATTCGAAATCATGTAATATAGGTCACTGTTTAGCATTCTTTCACGCATCAACATAGTCAATTGCTGAACAATTTCCCATCGTTGAGATCTAGTCTGTCTTGACCACTCACTGATTTCCCTACGTAGATTGGCTTGTCTTGGGCCAATTCTGTGATATTGTCGTTGTAATATCATCATCATGTTGTTGTAGTCGTTGATATCAATTCGACCGTCGGCAATAGTTCTAAGATTTCTACGGATATGAAATATAGGTAAAGTAATTGAAATGTTTTTATTGATTTGATCACTGTAACGGTCGGCATTATAGACCAAAGTCAACAAATTGTACAGGTCTCGCTGTGTGGTTCTAAATCCATCAAAATTCAAATTATTAACTATGCTGCTGACATAGTTTCTAGCTGCTCTGGCATCAACCAGTGCCAAAATTTCCAATGCCAATAAATGCTCAAATAATCTTTCAGTGAGTTGTTCTAAATTAAATTGTTCGGCTTGACTCAATTGCCGAATCATACGACTTTCAATTAGTTCTTGAATGAATTTCATGTGGTTGGATTATTTCTAGCACGATTAAGTGCAGCGAATGCCTGAGGACTAAATCTACCCACTGCTTTGGCATAGCCCGACGGAGTAGCCAATACCCAACCTTCTTGTCCTGGATGAGCACGATCTGCTTGCTGTTGAATATCGACTTTGAGATCATGCAACAAGTTAAATGCCTCAAATGCTGCTGCTAATGCATCAACATGTGTGGGCTGAGATTGTAAATAGTTGAGAATATTTTGATATTTAGAAACAGTGGTATTAGTAGATAACCATTGCAAAAATTCCAGCACCAATGAATTTCTATTTAATTCTTGCCCCACTTTGGTGTTGACAAAATCCACTGCTAATTTCGCTAGATCTGTGATTTTGTTGGCTCTCAACTCCACTGGATTAAACAACCCGTTGATTTTTGTTCCATCATTGCGAATAATTTTTTTTAGATTTTTAATAATATCGGAATTTGGTGCCAATGTGTCAAGACTCACAGGTTTTTCTAATAACAGCCCAGGAACCGGATTAAATTCTACATTTCTCAACGGTTGCCTGGGTTCACCTTGATCAGCATACATGGAATGCATGGCAATGCCAATGGTGCTATTGCCAATGCGTGTGCCCAATGGACTATTCACTGGTATTCGATATTGAACTTCATTGGGGCGAAATTCGTATGCCCCATTGATTTCCGGGGGAGTATTGACATATAATAAATCACCTTTGACATACCCTCTAAAATATCTAGGTAATGCTGCATTTAAAATGGGAAATAATCGACTGTAAATGGCAATCAGATTTTCTCTACCTGCACCTCGTGCATTTTGTATTTGCGCCATCATGGACGGACTTGTGGCTAGACCATCATAACCGCGAGCATCAAATCCCGAACCATCAGTCAAGACAAATTCACCCGACTCAGGTTTTCTTCCAAATATCACCGCGGGTTTGCCATCCCATTTCACTGTGACTGTTTCTTGAGGCTGTGATGCAGCTTGTTGAACAATATTAATAGCTTGCTGAATACCCGCCGTTCCTTTACGGAACACGTAATCTTCAAGATGTTCTATACCTTTGGCTCTTCCTCCCACTGCAGCTGGGGTGGATTGATCTGCTTCCACTAATGATTGCATACCTTGATTTATTATGCGATCGCGTAGTCTAGCAAGAAAATGCACTTCGTTTTCTTGCACTAGCCCGGGTTCAGATAGACCATCTCTGGCAATAAATTCTCTAAAATCTGCTAGTTTTTGATCACGTCGTGGATCACGTGCCAATGCCGAATAAATCTTTTCCACCGATGACAAATCATCAACATTGGCACCTTTATATAATAACATCTCAGCAGCTTTTTTTGGATCCTGTGTAATGACTTCGTTGGTATTTCTATCAACAATGCCTTTGTTACTGGCTTTGAGATTTTGCGGTTTGGCCAAACTGCTCAACAATACATTACGATAAAGACCTCGATAATCACTGTCAGATGAACTAGACAACCAAAAAATACCCCATTTTAAATTGGGTATGAACATGAAATCAGTCTGAACAAAACCATTTCTGACATCACCGCTGATGGGTGTTT